CCTAACAGTACTGTTACTAAAACTTCTTTACCGCAAGGATTTTCCCGTAAAGATGCGCTTAAAGAGATAGGTTATGAAGGCTTAGCAGTCCCAAAGATATTAGGGATAGGCGACAACCCATCGGTGAAACTGTACGGAATTACAGATTCTTACGAAAGTATCACAGGTTCTTTTGAAACACTTGATCCTAACGACTCAGACAACTCAGTTACATACGACGGTTTTAATTTAGATCCTTTCCCATCTGATACTTCTAATGTCAGGTTTATGGTGATGAAGTGGACCGGGTTTGATTCTGAACGTGTTCTTCAAGCAACAACAGTTACCGGTGCAGATGCAGATACAGGAGCAACGTATACTTATCACGATCCTAATGATGATTATGTATCTAAACTACATTACTATTTACGTACTAAAATAGAGAGTCCATATATACAGAAGTACTTATCCCGAGATTTCAGCGGAGCTACTTTTAGAAACGTATTTAGGTATAGGCCAATTACCAACCCAGATGATATAGAAACCGATGTACTTGCTGTTCCCGGTAATGAATATATTAGGAGAACTAACAATAAAGACTCCCTACTCGCTCAGATGCACGATATACTTGGAGGACGTTTTCAATCCGAAAAAGAACTACTACTACGTAATTACGTCTACATAAGACTAGGAGTCTTACTTGAAATCATTAATAAGCACGTATTACGTAGCGACAACGAATACTTCTTTACTTTCCAGTCAACGTACGACGACGGAAAAGCTCCAGAGTATTTAACTTTCGATGATCATATATCAACAGATCCTAGGGTGTGTATACTTCCTCATACTTTATTAAAAGTATTAGACGATACATTAGTGCCGGAGGATAAAAAAGGTACTGATCCAAAAATATTAAATATTGAAGTTAGTATTAGTTACATATTAGAAACACTCAATAAGTACATAGGAGCGCAAGGACGAGTACCTATGCTCGACTTCATGCAGAGTTTATTAGACGGTATTGCTAGAGTATGTGGAGATCAAAATAGCTTTGCATTACAGTATATGGAAGATGATTCTGTATTCCATGTCGTAGACCGCCGCAGTCTTGCGAGGACTAGTAAATCGACTTTAGAAGATAATGCTAAAATCAACGTGTTTGGGTTAAACAGTATCGTCCGTGATGTAAATCTGGTAAGTAAGATAACTGCTAAGATGTCCTCTATGGTAGCAATATCTGCTCAAGACAACCCATATACTGCCCAAGATGAAGCAACCGGATTTAATGGTATCAACAGAGGGTTAGAAGATCAGGTGTATAAAGAGAGGTACGAAATTGAGAGAAACACCACTGAACAGAGCATTAAGAGTTATAACGAGTTACGAGATAAGTTGAGAGAGGATATTATCGGTGTATTAGTACACTTAGGATGTTTTTATGAAAAATGTATCGTCCCACGTCACGCAGTGGATACTCAAGTAAACGTTTACGCTAACTACTGTAAGTTCTTATTTGGCGGTGATACTAGATTTAATAAAAAGAACAAACGTTCGACTTACAGTTTTATTATTCCATTTGAATTACACCTAAGTATGTACGGAATCTCAGGATTACGAGTAATGGATTCTTTTATAATAAACAAAGACTTACTGCCGAATACATACGGAGGTGACCCTAATCAACCAGTAGGGTTCTTGATCACTGGAGTAGAGCATCAAGTAGATAAATCTAACTGGAGTACAAAGCTAAAAACTCAGATCTACAATATAGATGAAAATCCTTCATCAGTCAAAGTAACAGGCTTCTCTGATCTTAAAGATGATTTCGTTAAAGCAGTAGAGCATATTCAAGTCGGAAGCTCTGGATTAGACGGCGCCCCCGGTGCTGGAGGTTCGGATTTGAAGCGAGGAGTAGACGTAGTAGCGATTAATACTAAAGCAAACCCAGAAACAGCTAGTACTAAACATTATTTAATACCTTCTGCTAAGGCGAAGTTTGAAGAAATGTTTAAAGACTGTGAAGCTGATATAGGACTGCACATAAAAGTAAAATCATCTTTTAGAAGTAAAGAAGAACAACGAGCATTAATAGACTGGGAGCGTTATTACAGAACAGGCGGTAAACCGACAGATACAAAGAGAAACAGGAGCGCAGAATTATTTACTAAAAAAGGAGCACCGGCAGCTTTCCCAGGAGAGTCAAATCATCAGAAAGGTATTGCATTAGATTTATACGGTGCAAATAAAAACGGAGGAGCGACTGCAGAAGAGCAAGCTCAAGGTAGAGAGTGGGTTCGACTAAATGGAATTAAGTATGGCTGGTCTTGGTGGGATGGTAGAAACGCCAAAGAACCTTGGCATTTCGTATACGAAACAGATCCTAATTCTTCAAAACTTAAAATATACGACTTTACTGGAATTGAAAATAGTAAATACGTTAAACAGCATCTTGACGCATTAGCTTAAGTAGTAATACCATGTATATACCTGAATATAAAAGAAAGTTAGCAGAGCAATTTAACAAAGCTCGTCGTGAAAGAGAAGGCCTTGAACCAGATCTTCCTAATTTTGATGTACACGGTCCTATTCTAGTCCAGCCTGAGATAAAGAACAGACCTGTTGGGAGAGAGTATACAAGGTATTTTGTAACGTACTTACCTACTAAGGAATTTTTCGAAATAGATATTAAGCTTTATAAAGAGCTTCAGAATGACTTATCTGCTTCACGTCTATATGTAGTAAGTTTAGTTAAATGGGACACTACATTACCTAAAACTACTCTGCTTTTTAGAGGGTATATAGAAAGAGGTTCAAATCACGCTAATTTTTATACATTAATGAAACTCTCTAAAGAGCTTCCACAGTTATTTGATACGGTGAGTAAAGACAACACCTTTCAGACAACAGCGTATACCCCAGGTCAAGAATTTAAAACTAGAGATGGAAAAGAATATAAAGGGAGCTATGAATTCTTAAAAAACGGAGAAATACAGACACTCCCAAATTTAGACATAGACCCTCAAGCTAGTAATAAAAGACTGTACCCTATAGATAAAATCTTTACAGAGTTTGATCGTTAGAGAATAGTTCGTATATTATAAAAGGTTATGAATAAGAAGTTATGTTTTATATCGTTGAAAGCGATTCACAATTAAAGTATCTCTGTAACTTAGGACGCAATGGAGGTTACGTAGAAGTTGTTACAACTAACGACCGCTACCATCCTATGCTTTCTTCTGCAGTTGCACTGTATATCCGTCCTTTAGATCATAAGGAAGGGTACATATTGCCTATTGACCATGAAGAAGGACTTAATCTAGAGAAGAGTAGAGTACAGGAGCTTTTAAAATGTTACGGTATACTGTATACGTTTAACAAAAAGAACTTCTTATACTTCTTCTCTCACAGTAATATCAACGACATCAACCTAATGTACTCTATGGTTGAATACGATACTCTTAGATTACCCGATCCACCTCAGACTATTCAATGGTATTACAATAGGATGTCTGAGAAAAAAGATTTAAATCGTATCATTCCACTAGCTAAACTGCATGAGAGATGTGAGAGGAGTTATAACAGTCTTATTGAAATAGTTGAAAACTACCAAGATATACTAAAAGACTCTAGCTGGCCATTTTATAATAATTTAGCTACCGGAGTCTTCTATTTATCTGAATATAATGGAGTAAGAATTACATATGAAGAATTTATTGACAAGTTTAAACCAAATAACCCTAGCTTCAGTATTGCAGATAATATATGTTATACATCTTATAATCTTTATAATCCCACTAGCCGTCCTACTAGTGCCTTTAATAGCGTTAATTTCGCCGCTATCCCAAAGAAAGAAGAATTTAGAAAAGCCATCATTCCAAGGAACGATCGATTTATAGAATTTGATTTCGACGGATATCACATCAGGTTGGTTGCTGAAGCAGTAGGTTATCAATTCACTTCTGAGAGCGTGCATACTCAATTAGGTAGGTTATACTTCGATAAGCAGGAGCTAACAGAAGAAGAATATAAACAATCCAAGCAAAACACCTTCCAGATCATGTACGGCGGGGTACCAGACAAATATAGACACATAGAGTTTTTCGATAAGGTAGCCTCTTATATAAATGAAATGTGGACCAGGTTCACTGTTGATGGAGTAGTTAGAGCTCCTATATCAAATAAGCCGTTCTACTCTAATCTCAAGGATATGAATCCTCAAAAACTTTTCAACTATGTTATACAAAGTTTGGAGACCTCAAGAAATATTCTTATCTTAAAAGAAGTATTAGGTTATTTAAAAGACAAGAAGTCTGGAGTAGCATTATATACTTATGATGCGATACTTTTTGACTTTGATTTATCTGACGGAAAAGAGACGTTAGAAGAACTTAAACGGTTATTAGAAACATCAGGGAAATACCCTGTGAAATATAAAAGTAATACAAACTTAGTTTTGGATTAGTAAAATCTATTTATAATGGAAGTTATGACACAAGAATTCGGTTACGATTTTATCACCGATAATAGCATTTGGAACGACGATATGAGCAATAAATTATTCTGTACGTTTACTACGGAAGAGAATCTTGATACTCTGATCGAACAGATTAAGGGTAAGTACGATATTATGTACAACAAGATCTTCGTTCTATATTCTAAAAGCAATCAAGAGTACATCTGTACATATAATGTCGATTTTGGCAATGTAGCCAACTTCCTAGACAATACTATCTTAGTACATAGAAAGAAAGAATCCAACACTTTATATACCATCAACGCATTAAACACTCTAATTAAGGAACTCAACGGAGGAATACCAGATCCTAGGTATAGAGTAAATTGGACCGACTACCGCAACTGTATTCTTTTAACCAGAGGACCTGAGTTGAAAAGAATCAATACAAGGTTACATAAAATTATTGAGCTGTAGTTGGCTCCCTCAGATACATTTCGTATCTTTATATTCGAAAGATAATACAAACAGTTATAATTAAATTAGTTTTTCTATGGATTTATCCGCTATTAAGCAGAAACTTCAGGCTCAACAGTCAAACGGACGTGAGCGTGAAAAGATCGATTACGAAGCTACATTTTGGAAGCCCTCAGTAGGTAAGCATCAGATCCGAATTGTACCTTCTATGTTTAACCCTGAAATGCCTTTCAGTGAACTCTACTTCCATTACGGAATTGGTAAGTATCCGATGATTGCATTGACTAACTTTGGAGAGCAAGATCCTGTTGTTGATTTTGTTAACGAGTTGCGTAAGACTTCTGACCGCGATAACTGGTCATTGTCTGGTAAATTAGCTCCAAAGATGCGTGTTCACGCTCCTGTCGTTGTTCGTGGTGAAGAAGATAAAGGAGTTCGTTTATGGGGCTTCGGTAAGCAAGTTTACAACACATTGTTGCAACTAGCTGCTGACGAAGATATCGGTGATTTTACTGATGTTATGAATGGCTTTGATATCGTGATAGAAGTAGTTCAAGGTAACCCTTACCCGCAAACTTCTGTACGTGTTAAGCCTAAGCAAACTCCTTTGAGTGATAATAATAATCAGGTAGAGACTTGGCTAAAGACTCAACCGGATCCATTAAAGTCCTTTTCAAAGTACGACTTTGCATTCATTAAAAAGCAACTAGAAGGTTGGTTATCAGGTAACGAAGACGGAGTAGATGGAGCACCTGTTGCAGCAGCACCAGCAGCTACTCAAGCACCGGCTAACAACTTTACTGTAGAAACTCAAGCTCCTAAGAAAGCTGATACAGTAAGTCAGTTTGACGATTTGTTTGGCGACTCTTCTAACGACTTGCCGTTCTAAGTATGGCTAAGAGAAAAGGAGTATCGGAGACCGCTAAGGCGGCTATTAAGAAGGGGTTTGATCTCAATAGTTTTAAGAAGAATAAAGGACTAGCTTCTACGAGCATTAAGTTTAAAGAGCAAAGCTGGATACCACTTTCTAAATCTTTCCAAGAGATTACTTCTATTCCAGGTATTCCTGAAGGTCATATTACTCTGTTACGTGGTCATTCGGATACTGGTAAAACTACAGCACTCCTAGAGGCTGCAGTTAACGCTCAGAAGATGGGCGTACTACCGGTATTCTTGATCACTGAGATGAAGTGGTCTTGGGAGCATGCTAAGGAAATGGGACTAGAAGTCCAAGAGGTTGTTGATAAAGATACTGGAGAGATTTACGATTATGAAGGATTCTTTATTTATGCCGATAGAGGTAACTTACATACCATTGAGGATGTAGCTACTTTTATTATGGACTTGATTGACGAGCAGAAGAAAGGTAACTTACCTCACAACATGTGTTTCTTCTGGGATAGTATTGGTTCAGTACCTTGTGAACTATCTGTACGTTCGAATAAGAACAATAACGAATGGAATGCCGGAGCAATGTCTACTCAGTTTGCTAATAATGTAAACCAGAAGATCTTGCTATCAAGAAAAGAAGGTAATCCATATACGAATACTTTAGTTGCAATCAACAAGGTATGGACGATGAAGCCTGAATCCCCTATGGGTCAGCCTAAACTACAGAACAAAGGAGGAATGTCTATGTGGTATGATGCTACGATGGTAGTAACATTCGGTAACATTACCAACCCAGGTACTAGTAAGATCAAGGCTATTAAAGACGGCTTACAGGTAGAGTTCGCCAAACGTACCAATATTCAGATTGAAAAGAACCATATTAATGGTATTCAGTCCAGAGGTAGAATTGTTATGACTCCTCACGGGTTTATCGACGATGAGAAAAAAGCTATCGATAAGTATAAAGATGCGCATAAAGACCGCTGGTTGACGCTCTTAGGATCGGTAGAGTTTGATCTCGTAGAAGAGGGATCTATGGAGGAAGATATCCGAGATATCGGAGTAGAATTAACACCAGACTTTTAATGGGAAAATACGACTCGCTATTAAGTAGCATTCAGCAGTCGGCACCCCGTAAAGTTAACGATC